TTACGCCCCACACGAGCAGGTCGCCGACTTGCAGTCCTGTCGGCGGCGAGACGAGCTCAACCGTATATTGATCAATCTGGGCCGCAACGTCGATTGTCTGCTGGACGCCCGTACTCAGCCTTTGTCGAACGGCATACGTGTTGCCGCCTTGGATGTTGAAAGGTTCCGTGCTCGTCACTTGCAGACCGTTGATCGCCTTCACTCGACCGGGGAGCCCGCCTATGTACAGCCCCTCTTCTTGGACCATTACCAGATCGCCTCTGGTGGCGACTAGGTTTTCCCAGTCCATCGTGACAACGAGATTCTCTTGCCGCAATATTGTTTGCGCCATGAAGTATCGCACATCACGGTAAATCTGATTCGACCGAGTGACGCCGGCAAGGGACAGCTCGTTGTATTTGGTTGCATTGTTCTCGTCGAAGCCGTCATTGTAAACAACGACCTCGCCTTGCTGCCAGTCCTGCTGCGGATCTGTAAATTGAACGCGAATGCCATCCGGCGCATCCACAAAGGTTCTCGTGGCAGCGAGGTTCGTCGAGTTGTGAGTCGTTATCAGCTGCACCGGGACGGTCTGCTCTTCGTCCCAGATCACCGAATAAAGGCCGTCGCTGATTGACAGAGTTGCGCGGCCTGTCTTGAGGATCGTCTCCACAACCTTGCCGACCGTCGAGCCGGAAACCGTGATGTCGCACCGCTGCCTTGGATCGCCTGCGGTGGCATCGATCTCGTCACACCACTGCGCGAATTCAACCCACGCTCCCCAATCAATCCTGCCGGGCGGCACTGGCTTTTCAGACTCGTCGCTGAGCAGAACGTGCAATGCGATCCACGCCGGATTGCGGCTAAGAGTTGTGGCGGTCACCGAGCCAGTAGCGTCATATTCATTGACATAGGCTTCGGCGATAGCGCTGAATGTGTCCAGAGAGCCGCTGAGCTGGTCTGTCGCCTTGATGCGCACTTCCACGATCGTGTGCGGAACCTGAAAGTTGATCGGAGAGCGATACCGAATTGTTCGCAGCGTGGCGAGATCGGTGCGAGAGCTCTTGCGGTCGCTAAGGTCTGTATCAGGACTGATCCTTGTTATGCGCAATTCATAAACGGGCGGATTGGTTGGATCCGGAGGCTCCGGAAATTCCAGATTGAATGAAACTGTAAACGGCGCAAACACCTTCTTCGTTATGGTCAGCGACTGCGGTCCTGGCGTGGCGTTCGCCCATTCAAGACGGCGCAAGTTAATGCCGCTGCCTACGGTCGTCGGATCTTTGGCGACAGAATCATACTCCGTCATGATGACGGTGTCTGCATTGAGCGCTAAGAAGGTCGTCACTGAATATCTATTTCCGCCCAGCGCGGTCACTGTGTCTATCAGCAGCGTCTGCCCGTTAAGGAAGATCATCTGCCCACTCTCGACCGCAGTGTCGGAAGAGACAACGAACGTCGAAGTTCCTTCCGGAATGTAATAGACGAAATCGTTCTCATAGCCGGAATAGAAATTGCCGGTCAAAGCGCCTTGGGTTGTTCGCAACGCGGCATAGACGAGAACTTCCGACTGCCCCTGCAATCCGGTATTGTTGGCGCTAGTCGCGGCGTCAGAATAAGGAAGCCAAGTCGTTGTGCCTTGCTCTCTGAACTCTATGTCCAGCTCGACGCTGAAGGTCGCCTGCTCACCGTCGCTTGATCTTGTTCGGCCAAGTCCGATTGGAAACGCCACATCCAAAACCGCGCCATTGGCCGGGCCATCGGTGGTGATGATCTGAGGATCGTTGAACAACAACCGCTGGCCGAGAGAAGCCGTGCGGTGATCGTTGCGATAGATCTTCAGCTGAGAGCCATCAAGCGCATCCGGAATTATATTGACGTCAATGTCGTCGTATTCAGAGATGGGCGTATTGCCAATGCGCAGATCGCTCAGCTTCAAAGGCCCATATCCAAAGTCGAAGAGGGTGTAGAGATATTGCTGTTCGCTTTGCGAGATTGTGAATGGGCTCGCGCCGATGTCTGGAAAAACTTTCAACCGGCCAAAGGTGCGCTTGATGCTCTTGCCGGGGCGCGCAGAGTTACGGATCCCGGTTATGGCAAAGCTGGGCTCATCTTTTACTGCGTCAGGAACCGGCGGCGCAAAGAGCGAGTTCAGCAGCATCGAGCCGATGAACAATATTGCGGCGCTGGCAACTTGCTGGCCGATCAGGGTGGTGGCGAGAAGAGGAGCCGCCCAAGCCGCGAACGCCACGAGGGCCAATGAGGCCACCGCAGCCAGCACCGTCTTGCCGTCGCCTCCCCCGGCAGGGACCATGGCCATGAAAACATGCTGAGTGGGCATAGCTTTTGTTCTTTCCCACTCTTCTCGGGGTATATACTCGCCATCTAGGGCCACCGCTACGCCATCCTGGAGCGCGGCTGGGTATCCGGCCTCCTCAACCAGTTTCGCCACGGAGGTTGGCTTAGAGAATGTTCGATTCTCAACCCGCTGGGAAAGTATATGGCGGCGATAGTGGAGGTTGCTTTCTATGATGTCTGGCACCGATAAGCCCCTTCAATTCTGTTCGTCCAACGCACACCGTCAACGCGCTCTATGATGCACATCTGACCGGGCATTGTATGAATCATTTTTCCTCTGCCCAAGTATAAACCGCAATGGAAAGGTTGGCTCGCTAATTTCAAGATGATCAAATCAAACTCTTGCCACCCTTCGATGCCGCAGTCCAACTGCAGCCAATCTTTTAAACCTGCGCTCAGCGCCTCTGCGACTTCAGCTCTGTTCTCGGCGTCTTTATACGAATCGTCAAAGCTGGGAAGTTCAATTCCAAGCTGCTCTCGATAAATGTGCCGCGCCAAGCCATAGCAATCAAAGTTTGGATATTCCCGGCCTTTGGACTGATAGGGCAAGCCGACATATCGAGCGATCCAGTCTGCCTCTCTGCTGACTTTGATGCGGGCCATCAGTACAGCCCCGGATAGTTGGACGGATTGATCTTGCCTTTGGGATATGAGACATTGAGAATGTCGGCCACAATGATCTGAGTGCGAATTGAATTGGCGTCGTAAGATATCTGCTTCATCTCCATGTCGGGGAAGGAGATCTCCGGCGAGTCCGGTTCACTTGATATGATCAGTTCAACGACAATCGTTGGTGAGCTTGGCAGCGCTCGAATCTGCTGTATCAGGCTGCGGTCGACATTGTCGAGAGTCAGCTGCATGGCCGGCAGGGTCTTGGAGTTATCTGCCGCGAGCGTCAAATCGAAAGCATAGGCCGTGAACACTTCGCCGCGACTTGTAATGTCTTGTTGGTTCTGCACAACGCGCAATGGCTGCGCCCAAGATGGGTGATCGATTGTAAGCAAGAAGAGCGCGGCCTCTCCTGTCGCAAGCGCCTGCGTGACTTCGATGAACTTCTGGGTGAGGGTTCTGCTCACGGCAATTGTTCCACGCTGAACTGGACCGCAACGGTGGCCCAGCCGACATAGCTCGCAATCGGCTTGCTGGTGAATGAATAGTCTTCTTCCAGCCCGGTGAGCGGATTAACGAATCGAGTGCCGAGAGATCCGTTGACGAGATCAGTTCTGAAGTAGGTCAAGAACTCAGCATACTCGTCTTTGCTGAACCATATGCTCATCGCATAGCGGGGAATGGAATTGAAATACCGCGCTCGCTGCTTCCTCGGCCCGGTTGCCATATCAGTAGCGATTGTGGCGTCCGGATCTTCCTCGACCTTGAATGTGGCGCGCTGAAGAGTTTGCTTCAGTCCGACCGGCCATGGGATTACTGTCGTCGCCATATTACTGTCCTCTGCGGCTCAGACCGAAATTCGAATCGAGCACGTCGTCAAGAGATCCTGACTGAAGTTGCGACCTGACCGCATTGCCAACAATCACGTCTATTTCAATTCCGTTCGGGCCTGATCTCTCTTGCACATCCACACCCGAATTGCTGTTGTTAATGACCGTCACATTGACCGGGGTGGAAGAACCCGCGACGCCCAAGTTGCCGTCTTTGCCGCGCTTCAGCGGCATGATAGCTTCCGTCCCGGCCTCGCCCATAACGCCAAGCGCGGTGCCTCCCTTGCCAAACAGAAACGGCGTCGGCTGGTTGACAACACCGCCACGGGCGAAAGGCACGATGCCGTTCGGCCCGAAGGCATTGCCGTGGGCGTTGGGCGTTGCTGTGGTCGTGGTCGCCGTCGTGCTCGACACCGCCATGCTTGCGATCAGTGACTTCACCGACTCCAGCAGCGGAATCAGAATCAGCGTCTCGGCCGCCATCTTGGCTATGTTCTTGATGAAGTCGGTTGCAAACTGCTGCCACGCATCATCAGCGCCGGTGGCCGCGTCGATAAATGTGTCTGCAAAGCTGGAAGTGAAATCCTCTGCGGCATTGGCGAGCACTTCATATACGCCGCCGACAGACTCGATGATGCGCTCATTGCTGTCTTTAAACAGCTGCTCTCTCGCCAGCAGGAATGTCTGCTCTGCAATAAGCCCTCGGCTGAATGCCTCCTGCAGATCGCCCAGCGCTCTTTCTGTCTCGCCGAGGATCGACTGAATGTCGAATGCCGCGTTGGCTTCAGAGGCCGCATCCGCTATCGCCTTTTGTTGCGCGGCGAAAGCCTTGCCCGCCTCGGTGCCGGCATAATATTCCCTGGACAGCTTCGTGATGACTTCGGCAAGCTGCTCTTGCGATGCGCCAACGGCTATCGCGGCGGTCTGAATTTCCTTGAGGCGCTCAATAAAGGCTTCCTGCGGAGTGCGAATGTCCTCCAGCGCACGTTCCCAAATGGCCAGAAGTTCTTTGCTGACCTCCACCGCCTGCGCGACTCCTCCTTCGCCGCCGACGCCGCCGAGCTGCTGCGCGCGAATTCTTTTTCTAGTCTCTGCGGCTCGCTTCAATGCGCCCTCGACAGAAGCCAACTCCGCTCTGGCCTCGCCGCCGTATGCATCAAGCCCGGCAATCACGTCATCCAGCACACCGAAGAAGTTGATCTGCCGATAGAATGACGCCAGATAGTTAATGACGAAATCTGCAACTCGCAATCCAATGACCGACAGCGAAGCCGCGAAGTCATCTGTCAGCTGGTTGAGATCTGTAATCTCTTTTATGAGCGTGGCGACGCCAAAGACGACCGCAGCAGGTATTGCCCATGCGGCGAGACCTGTTGTGACGAGCGTGACGGCGCCAGCCAAGGAGCCTGTTGAGACGACAAGCCCGGAGAGGACAGCCTGCAACTTGGTCAGCGCGAATCCAGCGCCAAGCACGGCAACCGCGTTGATCACGAGCTCAGCGTTGTCTGCAACCGTATTGAGCCCTGCCGCGAGCGCATCGAACACAGGCACCGATCTGTTAGCTTCAGAACCTAATTGACGAACTCTGTCGGTCAGCTTTTGAATGGCCTGAGAAAGCGTGATGTTCGTCTTGGCGAAGGCTTCAGTGATATTGTCGGCTTGCTTCAGCGCATCCGTCACGACCTTCGCGGACAGCTTCCCCTCGGCGCCAAGCTGCTTGAGCTTGCCGATGGGCACATCAAGGCTTTCCGATAGCGCCTGTAGAATGAGCGGTGCCGCTTCCGAGATGGATCTGAATTCGTCGCCCGACAACCGCCCAGAGCCGATTGCCTGCGCGAGCTGCAACAGAGTCGAGCGCGTTTCCTGCGCCGTCGCACCGCCAGCGGCCAGCGCCTTGTTGACGTTCGTGACAACCATCTCAAGCTCATCATAGCTCAGCCCGAGCTCCGTGTTGACGCGAGCCAAACGGGTGAACAGCGTGACGGTGCCTTCGAATGAGCCTCTTGTTTCTTGAGAGACTTCAAACAGACGCCCCTGAACTGCCTCCAGCTGCTCTGTCGTGCTTACGACAGTGCGGAGCGCGTTCTCAAGAGACTGAATTGACGAGATGTAATCAAACACCTGCCGCGCCAAGAAGACCGCAGCAAGGGCGTTCCGAGTCGCGGTGACGACGCGGTTGAGCTGGCGAATGTTGTCTGCGGTCTGTTTGGTGTTTCTGGCTACGCTTTGCATGCCAGAGTCGAGATTGCCGAGCGCTTTTTTGAACGACGCAGCGTCAATGTCGAGTTGGACGACTCTTCGCTCTGTTACTGTTGTTGTCGCCATCAGTGCGCTCCGCTATTTTCGCCACAAGCATTCTATCCGCATGCAAGATGATATCAATGAAGTCATCTTCCAATCGGTGATAACTTGAATATGTCACCACCGCTGACCAAGGGATAGGGGCAATGCCTCCCATCCCTGTATTTATCCTCTCCGTGGACAGCTCTCCATACGCCTGAATAAGCCACCCATATGTTCCGAGATCGGGCCTCTTGTCTTCCTCCTTTACTTGACCGAGGCCCTCCAGCTTCTCGTAGAACTCAATGTTGCCGTTCCACCGATTCGCCCAGATCAGGTAGCTTCCGACTTTCCCGCGATCTCCTCCACCTGCTCAATTCTGTAATTGGCAACCTTGTTCGCCTGCTCATTCAGCGCGAAGAACAAGTCGGGCAACTCTGCGAACAACTTCAGCGCATTGCCTTCGTTGAACTCCAGCGGCTGGCCTGCGCGATCCGTCACGCCTTCCCAACCGAGCAAACAGCCTTTGACGAAGGCGAGAACGATGATGTCTTGCATCTTCTCGCTGTCCATCGTGCCGTTGTTAAATTCGCGCTGGTAAGGCTGCATCAGCTTGGTCATGATCTGCTGATACTTCTTATTCGCGCCACCGGCTCTGGCTAATGTGAAACGAACGCCTTTGGAGATTTCAAAGTCTACACCTTGAGTCTCGTGTGACTTGCTCGTTTCAAAAATGTCATACAATCCTGCCATTGTTTTTCTCCCGTTGAAAACGACTTATAATAAACAAGCCCGACAACTTCCCGTTGAGCTTGTTGGGTTAGAGAGGGGTGCCGCAACACCTCTCTCGACTTACGCTAAATCAGCGGCCTGCCAGAAATAGATTCGCATCGTATTCCCGTATGTCGAAGAGTACTTTCCAGTTCCCGTCATATCCAGAGACACGATCTGATCCCGGCCCTGAGATGAAGGGTCGTCGAACGACAACTGAGCCTCGTAGACGTGAACCGCAACACCGCCGTCTTGGTTCTCGGCGAAGTAAGCGATCTCGACCGGAGTCTGCTCAATCTTCTTCTCAATGTAATCGAAGTTCTCATCGGCCAGATAAGCGCTCATCGTGATGCTGACTGCGGCGCTACCTTGTGCATATCCGACCGGTGCGATTTCTCCGATACACTCTTCTGCCTGACCGTTGTTCGCCACAGAGACGTTCAACGTTTGAATGCAGAAGTTCGCGTCCATGCCATCCAGGATGACGAGGCCCACATCAGAAGTTGCGTTGATGGGAATCTCGCTCGTCGCAGGAGTGACCGTCTGGCCATTGGTGACGGGCACCGCAGGCGTTTCATAGCCGCTGCCGACCATGGTGAACGTCCCGTTGGCTATCGCGCCATAGGAGAAGTTCATCGCCAGCCCATCGACCAGCATGCCCAGATACAGAATGGACTTGTTGGTCAAATCGAGGAAGTTTTTCTCGATGGTGAAGCTGGTGTCGGTCTGGCCGATCTCGGCATAAGGAGGACGAATGATGTCGCCGATAATTCCTGCCTCGTTGGTGAGCCCTCGGCCAATCACAGTGAGGTCTGTTGCGGTGACCGCAGTGATATAGACCATCGTGTTGTTGTTGGCTGCGGTCGCTCCAGTCAAGCGAACCATATCGCCGACGCTGAACAGGGCGCTCATATCGCCCACGCCGTCTCCGGTGATCGTCGAACCAGAGATGCTGTAGCCTTCGTCATAGACGGAAGCCGCGCTCCAAGCCGCTGCCTTCATTCCCGAGAGAATGAATTCCTTATAGCAATCCGCTGCGGAGATCTCGTAGTTGCTATCGCCGCCCAGAGACAGACCAACTTGAACCTGCCCGCCAGACTGACGATCGTCCCGCGCCTCTTCAGACTCAGTTGTTGCCGGAGTTCCAGAAAGAGACTCCGATGTTTTGCGCAGCGTATCCCAAGGACCCGGCGGATTCTGCACCCCATAAACGAGCTCCTTTTGAAAAGCGAGCCTCACGAGATTAGAGCTAGACATGGCGTTCCTCCTGTTTGTCGATGCTCAATTTAGCAACAAACGACTCGCTTGCTGCCGCTAACATAAATCAATCTGGCCCATGGTCTGCGGTGTAATCGCAGCGCATGCTGAAGCCATGCCAATTACCATCAAACTGAATGGAGGCTCCGTCCACGTCAGTCGGTGGCGTAACGCTCTCAATGACCGTTATGCCAATTCTTTTTCCTCGCAGGCTCACTCGCAAATTCTCTGAGTTCAGAATCTGCGCATTCACGTCGCCGCCTACCGGTGCAACCATGTGCAAAAATATCACGCCGTCTTCCCGCCAGCAATTGCCCGGCCCCATGGAAGAGATGGCCTCATTCGGAGCGGCAAACTGAACCAGAAGAAACGGGTCGCGCTGGTTGCCAGAGATCTCATCAATATCGAAGTGATAAGAAAGATCAAACCAAGGCGTTGCCGAATAGTTGGCATTCAGCCAGCTGGTCACTTCTGTTCGGACCGCAAGTGAGCTCATTGGACAGCCCCTCTCAATACCGGTGCGACTCTGCCGCGTTCACGATCCGGCTCTGGCGCCAAGCCGCGCGTCGTGTCTAATGTAAGGATCAAAGCCGGGAAGACCGCAGGCATGCGCTTCTTCCGTTGCTCTGAATATACATCCGAGTTCACAGTCTTGCCATTGGCGTAAGTCATTCCATAAAACTGTGATATTGCTAAATAAGTGAAGGCCACCGAGACCCGACCTCTGAACGTCTTTGCGGTCTTTCTGCCGGCGACATAAAATACCCCGTTCGGCGCTTGGGACGAGACCCACTTCTTGGACGACTGTGTTATTGTTGTTGGTCTTAGCCTTCTCGTTTGCCCCTCTGCACGCTTACTGCGCTGGCCTTCACTGAAACCTCGAACACCCTCAAGGCGCTTTGCGTAGGGCATTCTGTTGACGAATATAATGGAGTCTGCCGAATCCTTCAGCACCGCATTTGGATCGCCGGGCGCCATCCTCTGGCCGTTGTAGAACATCACGAACGAGTTGAGGTATTCGCTGCTGAGAACCGGGGAGAGCTTGTACAGCAGGTTCCACACGTAAGGAGCGACGTTCAACGTTCGGCCTTCAAGCGTCCTCTCCTGAAACAGAATGCGGCCGCCGAGTTTGACATTGACGATCTTTTTGTTCGGTTGATTATCGACGAACACGATCGGATCAACAAGACCGCCGTCTGCACGCGCCCTGTTGTACTCCTCGACCGCAGTGACTATCTGCCACTTGCGCAGACTTGAAAGAGTCTCGCGTAAGTTCTTTGGCGAGAGCGACTTGGCCAATCCCGCCAGAGTGACAAATTCAGTTTTCAACGTCAGCCCCTCACTACCGATTCGACAGCTACGGTGACGCCTTTGACCTGCCGGCTAAAGTAATCGCCAATCTCCACGGTGTATTCCCGACCTTCAATGCGAACTCTATCTCTTGTCTTCAAACGCGTGACGCCCGCAGGCATGTCTTCTGCAAGGATGATGAGCTTTACATCGTTCTGCTGCAGCGGCGGGACCAACTCGTGCGCTGCGAATTTGCGAGGCAGAGCGGGGATTCCAGGGTATGTATCCCAAGATCCCGGTCCATTGTTGATTAGCAGGTCAACAGTTGTGCCTGCCTCTGCCATGGCATACTTGTAGGACCTTTTTATGTTGGCAAGATTGACGCCCATTCAGCCACCACTTTCGATCCCCAATTATCGCTTGGAAGCGATAGAGAATCAACCAACTCTCTTGTCTCTGTACATATTGAGAATAGTCTGCGCTGTGGGCGGAATGAAGCCAACGCCATTGGCCTCGCTGGCGCCGGTGATGCTCGTGCCAGTCTCATACTCCTCGGAGTAAACGCCGGGGATGCTGAACTTCTTGACCGCGCCCGCCCCTGTGACGCCACGACCTTCCAGATTGGCGTAGGCCGCAGCGGTGAAGCAAACCGCCGTGGTCAGCCACTGCGGAATGTCGTCGTCGGTATACCCGGCGGTGTAATTGATCTTGATGGCCGTGGCGAAGCGAAACCGCGCAACGGCATTGCGATAAAACTTCTGGCGCGACTCGGCCGTCCAAAAAATGATCGAGCGCTTTGCCGTCCAGGAGAAATTGGATATGTCCTGGACGACATTGTCGACCTCTATTGATTCCACGCTCACGATCGGCCAATTCCGAACGATGATCGTTTCCATTGGCGAATCGAAAATCTCCTCGGCATGAGCCTGTCTGCTCAAGGCGCGACCAAGATAGTCTTCTATGGTCGCGAGTGCGATCTCAATATACTTTGTAAGCTCTGCATCTTGAGACGTGTCTGTTGGATCAATCCCCAGCAGAAACTTCAGTTGTTCCAGGAACTTCGTCGGATCCATTTTCATTCTCCTGCACCGGCTTCAAAAGAGGAGTTGGCTTCCTGATCACGACCGCCTTCTCCATCACAGTATATTTCTCGCGCCATCCTTGCGCCTTCATCTTCTTGACGAAGCCTTTCCGGCCTCGCAGTTCATATCTCTGGCATTGCGCCTGCGCAGCGAGGGCGTTGAACACCTGATCCAGATCGCTGTAATCGCCTACCTTGCCCGCACCGCCGACAATCGCGAGGCAGTTGTATTCTGAATACTGAATAACAGCTGTGACGACAATGCCCAC